GTAGTGCGGGATGCCGGAGACGCTGCCGGCCAGGCCGGACGCGAGCGCGGCGACGGTGAAGCCGCCGCTCTGCGCGTTGGTCGGGCCGACCGGTGGGAACAGCGGGCCGATCATCGGCATCAGCTCGGGCGGCACGACGGCGATGATGTTCCCCTGTCCACCGGTGCCTGGCATCACCGTCGCGGCCGCTCCCCAGAGCGCCGCGGAGTATTCGGCGGCGGTCGGCGTGCCGGTCGGCAGCGTCGGCCCGGCGGGAGCGGCGGTCGTCAGCGTCGAGCACGCGTGGTTCTCGGTGTCGAGCGCGTACTGGCCGGCCAGGTCGTTGATGATCAGGTCCATGATCGCGGGCTGGGTCCAGTCGATGTCCTGCCGCGAGACGTTCACGTAGCCGCCGTACGTGCTGGCGCTCACCGGCAGCTTCGAGATGACCATCTTCTGCGAGACGAGCTCGGTCTTCTCGCCCGTCTGTCCGGCGGTCGCGGTGTGCTGCGTCACCTTCGGCCGGCTCCACGAGCCGCTCGGAAGCTGCCGCGGGCCGAGCGCGTTCGTGAGCGGCCGGGCGACGTCGACGAAGTTGACGACCGGGCCCAGGATCTGCTCCGGCAGCAGGCCGGGGTTGTCGCCGGTCGTCTGATGCGCCGCGGCGCGGTGGAACACCTCGAGCCGCGTCCGGGCCGCGTCCTCCCCGAGCCGCGACCGCCAGATGTCGATCACGTACTGGCCGGCCGAGCGGTACTCGATGTCCCGCTGCGGCGCTTCGGGCGTCAGCAGCGGCGCGAGCTCGCGCATCCGATCACGCGACTCCTGCGCGATCCGGCTCGACTCTGCGAGCGGCGCGACCAGGCCGTTGATCGCCTGGATGCGGTCGCGGGCCCGGGTGACGAGCTCCATCTCCTGCGGGTTCAGGTCGCGGCCGGCCGTCTCGGCGTCCTCGACGATGCCGTCGATGAACGCCTGCCGCTCTTCCAGCTCACCGGCGTACCGGTGCAGCATCTGGTCGGTCTGTCGCATGGTGCGCAGTCCCTTCGGGTCGTCCGGGGTGGGTGGGACTGAGATCTCAGAGCCGCGGCGAGCCTGACCGGCGAGCCCGATACGCACCATGCGACCTGCGGGCTCGAGCTGCTGCTACTCGCGGCCGATGCTAGCGAACCGCTCGTTCAGCTTCCAGCCGCGCACCTCGTCGAGCAGCGGCGTCGGCACCGCGCCGTCCGTGGCCGGCGGCGGCTCGGCGGCGCGTACCGCGAGCACCCGGGCGTCGGTGTAGGCGGGGTCGGGGACGAGCGCGATGTGCTCGAGCCAGGCCGACGCGACCCGCATCAGGCTCCGCCCGTCCGCCCAGACGACGCGCTTCGGCCGGTAGCCGACCGAGGCGTCGAGCAGCCCTTCGGAGGCGAGCTGCAGCGTCTCGTCGCCGAGCTCGGTCTGCGCGATCCGGACCGAGGCGAGCAGCCCGTCGGCGGCGTCGGGGTCGAAGCTGATCGCCTTCCCGACGACGGCGTCCGGCAGGTGCCCGCGGTTCACCGGGAACCGTCGCCGGTCGGCGGTGATCCGCCCGAACGCGCCGCGCTCGAACAGCTCGCGGATCTGCCGTCCCTGATGCCGCACCAGCGTCTCGACCTCATACGGGACGACGACCATGTCGATCACGCGCTCCGCGAACTCGACGCCGCTCAGCCGGCCGGTGCGGATCAGGATGCCGTCAGCCACGGAGTGCTCCCTGCGGTAGTCGGTCGTCGAGCCGCTCGGCCTGCCGGATCTCGTCGACGGTGATGGCGGGGTTCCCCTGCGGGTCCACGATCCCGGCCAGGATCTGATACGTCTGCGCCCGGGCGTACGGGTCGGGCCGGATGTACGCGTCGCGGTTCACCTCGACGATCGTGCCGCGCGGCACCAGCCATTGCGACAGCGCCGACATGACCGCCTGCGCGCTCGGCCGCAGGCCGCGCCGCCAGTGGTAGTCGAAGAGCTGGGTGGTGTTCGAGTACGTCATGCTGTCGCCGCCGCTCGGGAGGCCGACCAGGAACGGCGGCACGCCGAGCATCACCGCGACCCGGCTCGCGTTCCAGCTCGACAGCTCGACCAGAGCCATGTCCTTCGGGTTGGCCTGCACCGCCTGCCAGCTCACGCCGCCGCTCAGCACCGCCGGTTCGCCGATGTGCGACAGCCGCGCCTGCACCCATTGCGCCTGCAGCGCCGCCGCCGCGGCCGGCCGCAGTTCCTGCGGATGCGTCAGGATCGACGTCGGGATGCCGCCGCTGGCCGCGAACTCCGCGGCGTACTGGTTCAGCATCCGCTCGGCCAGCACGCGGCCGGCTCCCGCCTCGAGCGGCCCGTGGCCGTGCGCGTCGGTCGTCGAGCTCGAGTAGCGGATGTGGAGCAGGTCGCCTTCCGGCACCGGCCGTTCGCCGATCCGGTACTCGCGGAACCCGCTCTGCATCTCGACGTTCACGAGCATCCCCGGCACGACGTGGAACCGCGCCGGCCAGCCGGTCGCGTAGCGCGCGGTGCAGAGGATGAAGACCTCTCCGAGCTGGAAGTCCCAGAACGCCTGCTTCGCGAACTCGTCCCAGCTCGTGTACAGGTCCGGGTCGGGGTTCTCCAGCCATGACGCGTCGAGCCCGGGCGCGGCTCCGACCAGGTACGGCGGCATCGACGCCAGCACCGAGGCGTTCAGGTCGACGCACGTCCACGCGGTATCGGTGAGCGCCGCGAGCTGCGAGCCGTTCCACGGCGGCGTCGACCACTCCGACGGCCAGCCCGACCACGCGCTCGCGACGACGCGCGGCGGCGGCGGCGCGGCGTCGCCACCCTCGAGGACGACGCCGCTCGGGTCGCCGGGCGCGTAGCCCGGTGGGCCGACCGTGCCGGGCGCGGCCGTCGGCGGGTCGTTCCCGTTCGGGAGTTCGTCCGACGATGGCGGTCGGATCGCCCGCGTCAGCCAGCCCATACCACCCGGGACGCTAATGGATTGCCGGCATCGGCGCAGGTTTGTGGGCCGCTGTGAGGCTCCACACGAGCGCGCGCACCAGGTGCGTCGGTCCCTTCGCGACGAGCTGCAGGCCGCTCGGAGCCTCCCGCACATGGGCGACGTCGAGCGTCGCGTCGAGGTCGGCGGTGGAGACGTCGTGGCAGACGGTCCGCGTCAGCGCCAGGTCGCGGAGCAGCGCCAGCCCGGTCTTCGTCTGCGCCGCCGCGCACTTCTCCGCCCGGCCGGCCAGCGCCAGCGGCAGCCGGTCGAGCAGCGCCGGGCCGATCAGGATGCCGCGCACGTCGCGGAGCTGCACGAGCGCCTCGAGGTCGACGATCGCGGAGTCCCAGTCGCCGCGCAGCCAGCCGTCGACCTCGATCCGGCCGTCGTCGAGCCGGCACGCCGCGGCGACCGCGGAGCCGTAGCCGGCGTCGTCCTCGAGCGCGACCCAGACCGGGCCGTCCGACTCGAGGCCGGCGACCGCCAGGCCGGCCCAGATGCCAGGCGGCAGCAGCGGCTCCGCCGCGCCATCCGGCGTCGCCTGCTTCCGCGGCCACTGGTTCATCCACTGCGACCGGAAGCTCTGCTCCGGGTCGGGCTCGTCGGGGTCGTCGATCTCGCCCGCCTCGAGCGTCTGCAGCCGGCGGCTGATCAGCGCGTGCCGGCGGGCGGTCCAGTGCGGCGACGCCTGCCGCCACGCGTCGACGTCGCGGTAGTCGGAGCCCTCCCGCGGGCTCCACTCGATCAGCAGGTCGCCGGCTCCCGTCTCGAGCTCGAGCAGCGCCACCGCGCGCCGCTCCAGCATCAGCTTCGTCGCCCGCCGATGCGCGGTGCTGACGAGCCAGAGTTGCGCCTGCTCGCGCTCCGCCATCGTCGGCGTCAGCCCTTCGTCGACGCTGGCGGCCGGCACCTTCCAGCCCTCGTCGACGGCGGCGGCGGCGCTCGAGTAGCCGTACACCGCGTCCTTCGCCCGCACCATCCAGCGCGAGCCGTCCTCGAGCAGCTCGATCTCTTCCTGGCCGTTGACCTCCCGCACCTTGTAGGCGTGCCGGCGGCTCTTCGCCCAGACCCGCGCGGGCCGCTGCACCTCCTTGCAGATCGCGAGGTCCTTCCCGGTGTGCATGACGTCCTGCGGCTCCCCGAACCGAGCGCCTTGATGCATCCGCCA